TCAGCGAATGATGATGGTAATCCGTTTGGATTAAAGGCAGAGTAGCCCATTTGAATAGATTCCCATGTGTTGATGAAATCAGACTTACATAATTGTAAGTTTACTTGGAATTCTTCTGGTTGAATAACTACTTCAGTTAAATTCACGTTTGAAGAAGCAGAAAAATCACAAGTTCCATCTGCGATTAAACTACCAGTTTCAATTCTTTGAATAACTGATTTAAATTTTACGTTTGGCATTACTTCAACACCACCATCTTCGATTGTACTTGCGCTTAAAAGTGCCGCCGAGATGTACTTGCCAGCGAATTCTCCAGCATATGTGCTAGTGATATTTACTGTTGTTGCTAGATCAATTTTATTTGACATAATTTTTGGTTTTTTATTTATTTTAATTGTTATTGAATAATTTATTAAATACTCTGTCTTGAGTGCTCATTGGTTTGTTTTGAGCATATAGATTCATTTCTACTTTATTTTTTGCTTCAGGATTATGTTTGAAAGGTTTAACATCTTCTGACAATTCAACCTCTTTAACTTCTTCATTTGCTTCAGCAGATAATTCTTCTTTTGCTTCTTCTTTAGAATCTTCTTCCATGTATTCTTTATCTTCTCCCATTTTAGATTTTAAATCAGCAATTGCATCTTCTAGGTTTTTGATACGCTTTTCCATACCAGCCCAATCTTCAACATCTGCTTCTTTACCATCATCTTCTGCTTCTACTTCATCAATTTCTTTATCCTCAACTTCCATTTCTTCTTCTTCCTTTAATTCTTCTTTTACTTCATCAATGATTCCTTCTTCAACTACGCAAACATATTTACCATCTTCTGTTAAATAGTCGCCTACTGGGACAGGGATTCTTTCATCATCTTCAGATACGATAAAAACTTCGCTTCCTTTTTCAAATTTATCAGCTTCAAAACGTGTGCCGTTTTCTAGCTTCATTTCTTCTAGTTTTATTTCCATTCCTAAAAGAACCTTTACTTTGTTTAGAGTACTCTCTGCTTTCATATTAAATTAATTTATATTATTAAAACCTTTTTTTATTTAAACTGTTGTAAATTCAACTATTTTGCCCTGTTGTATTGCCTATCCCTTGATTTTGTAAATCTCCATTGCAACATTTAGAATTATAAGTATTGTCTTTACATAAGCAACCCCTTTTTCCTCCTGTTGGGCTTGTTCTACTTACTGTTGGTTGATTATTCTTGTTCTTGTATGACATCTATTATTTTTTGTAATAAAATTTCTTCTTCGCTTAATTGATCTTGTTGTTTATCTTGAGGTCTGTTTAACTTGTCTGCAAAATACCCCTCAATAGAAAAGCCTTTTACTTTGTTTTCTTTAACATAATCATTCCAGATTTCTTCATTATCTACTTTCATTGATACCATCCAAGTTCCTACTGGCATGTTTAATCCATATTTTCTAGATTTATCATGAACTTCATCTTCTATCAGCCAAGATTCAACTACTGTCATGCCTGAAAGTTTTTCTTCAGTATGTTCTAGAGTTGCTCTACTTTGATTGCCTTTCTTTAAAAACATTTGAGATGCTTTAGCAACAGTATCTTTTGAGAAATAAATATAAAACTCATGACCATTAGAATTTCTATATATAGGTTTATCAGGAATTAAAGCAGCTCCCATTAATATCTTTTTTTCTTTAGATACTTCTGCAAGTCTAATTTGTTCCTGATCCTTTAATGCTATAAAGTCTACTTCTATTGCTGGATTTTCTACTACGCTAATAGCATCTATTCCAGATAGCTCTTGTTCTTCATCAATTACTAATTCTATTATTTCCATTTCTATTTTATTTAAAAACCTTTTTTTTTGATTTATGTTATATTAACCGCCTATAGTTGCGCCTTGAATAATATTATTTTCTAAACTTTGAGCTGTTGTAACATCTTGAGAAACTACAAACGCTTGAATTGGTTGTTGTTGTTGCTGACCAATTGCTGATGCTATTTGGCTTGTTCCTCCTTGCCCTACTATGTTAAATGATGGCGCTCTAGATTGAGGAGCAGAAGCAGTTGCGCTTAATCCTCCTGTACCGCTAGAGCCTGTTGGTTTAGTAGATGCTATTTTTGCAATATTTACAGCAGCAAACGCACCAGCCAAACTTGCTTGAATAACAGGATATGCTGGAAACCCTATTGTTATAGGGCTTTTTTGAGCTGTTGTATATGCATTTTGCACACCTTCATAACCGCTTATAGTTGCTTGACCAATTGCCATTGCTTTTCCTAATTTACTTCCTTCTCCAGCTATTTCTCCAATCAAAGCCATTGATTGTTTAGCAATTCCAAGTTTAGCCATTTGAACAGCTTTATCTCTTTCATCATCAGCTTCTGCATCAAGATCTTTTCCTTCTTGAATTTTGCCATTCCAATAAGCAATTATTTCTGCTTTTTGTTGCTCTGTTGCATTAAGTTTTTCTAATTCAGCTAAAGCCTTTTCTTTTTCTATTATAGCCTTTTCTTCCTCTTTAATTGCTTCTTCTTCTTTTACCTTTTGTTCATGAGCATCTCTTATAGCCTTAATGTCATCTAATCGCTTTTGCTCTTTAGATTTTTCTAATTCTAGCTCTGCATTTTCTTCATCTAACTTTCTTTGCTTTTCAGCCTTTTCTTCATTTTGAGCAGTTGTTATTTGCGTTTGTAATAATCTTTGGCTTCTTAATTTTTTAGTATCAAGATTAATTAATTCAGCTTGTAACTTGGCAAGTTTATCTTTATCCTCAATAGTATTTTTACCTTGAGCCATTTCTAGCTCTTGAGCTTGTATTAAAAGCTTTTTAGCATTGATTTCTTTTTGAGTTATTTCTTCCTCAATAGCTTGAGCCTTTTTTAACAAGGCTACTCTTTCCGTTGCATTATATTGATCTCTTTTTTCTGCTTCTAATCTAATGTCATTTATTTCTCTGTTAGCTTCAGCTCTTTCAGTTAAAAGACTTCTTTCTATATGATGTGCTTTTTGTCTTGCTTTTGTAACTTGATCAATTGCTTTAACTTCTTTTACAGTTTCATCAACAAATTCTTTAACTGAATTTTTAGCTCCTATTACTGCATCCTTAACAGTCTTAAAAGGGTTTGTAACAAATTTTAACAAGCCTTTACCAAGACTTTTAATAGAATCCATTGGATTAGATACAGCATCAATTATAGCTTCTCCTAAATCAGCAAATGAATCCATTATTTGTTTAGTAATTGCTCCTAATACAGCTAATCCTCTTTGTAGTTTTTCTTGACCTTCTTCACTTTGAGTGAATGCAGCAGCTAAAGAAGTAACAGCTACAACAAATGCTCCAATACCTGTTGCAATCCAAGCCACTCTTAATAGCTTCATTCCTCTGGTTGCGCTTGTTATACTACCGACAAAATTTTGCATTGCTGATAATGCTCCGCCAGTTGCTTTATCTACAAAACCTAAAACTCCAGTTAAATCTTTTTGATTTTTTACAGTTTCTTTTAAATCTTTATTAGCTTTTTTTCTTTGATTGTTTAAATCAACTCTTGCTCTTTTCTCTCCAGCTAATTCTGTTTTAGTCTTTTTAATTTCATCATTAATTTTTTTTCTAGCAGACAGGTTTGCTTTAGAAGTATTTTCTAGCATTTTTTGTTGCCTAGATAAATCATTATTTAAATCATTAATAACTTTATCCTGAATCTCTAATTGTTGAGTTAAATCCTCTACGTCCTTCTGCGCCTTTTTAGTTTCTGCGCTTACAACAAATACTTTTTTTATTGCCATTTTGTTTTTCTTTTTATTTGTTCAAAACCTTCTTTTAATGATTGAGGTAATTTATTCTTTCCTTTAGCTATTTCAATCGTTTCGCTTACTCCGTAAAACTGATCTATATTTAATAATTTTAAAATAATCATATTGTAATAAGTTCTATTTGACTTTTATTATTAGTCAGGTTGATATTTAAACTATTTATTCTAAATTGCTTTCCGTTAATTATAAAGATATCAGCAAGAGAATAATTTAAAATGATGCTCAATGGTAAAAAGCTGTAAACTTGACTATCCTAGAATTTTCTTTAAATATGTTTTGAATATAGTTATTATAGTAATTAGCATATAAAGAACCAGTAAAGGTTGTATCTCCTGTATATTCATTTGTCATTACTCCAAAATTACTATTAGCTGTGCTTGTTGATGAACTAGAATAAACGCTATTCATTGGAACGCTAAAAACTGACATTGAGGTATGAGGAAAACTACCTGATGATCTATAAGATATATTACCTTGTCCGCTTCTAATGTTTGGATAAAATAAAACTGGAGATCCAATGTATGGTTCTTGATTTTCATTAACAGAATAGCCCCAAACTATATTAGTTTGCGTTCCATCATTTTGATTAATTAATCTTTCGAACATCATATGCTCAAATGGAGCTATTACTTTATAAATACCACCATCTAAATTTCTGTTATTATCATTGTATTTTTCTGCTCCCCATGTTGAATTAAATAATTTTGTGTATTTATCTGCTAAAAAACTTTTAATGCCTTTATATGTAAATAATATTTCTTTATATGGTAGCGCAACATCAACAGAGCTTTTTGATACATCTATATATTTAGTTATGTCATAAGTAGTTGAAGTGGCATAAAAATTATCTAAAGTATCTACATATATAGTTCCATCTGTTTTTACATAAGCTACCAAATTATACATCTTGAAAAGACCTGTTAAAAAATCTATTATTTTTATATCAGGTATTTGAGCTGATATTTCAAATATTAATTTAGTATATAATGTAAAAGCTCCTGATGTTAATTGTTCTGATTTTCCAGTTGGAGCTGGATAATCTTCATTAGTTGCAAATGTGTTAATAGTTACATTAGTAAAATCTATTTGAACTGTTGAAGTTATAGTTGTTACATAAGTTGCAGCTAAATTTCCAATTCCACCTAAATCATCTGCTGTTATTGTTAAAGTATTTGAAGTTTGAGAAATAGTAAAAACTACAATTCCATCTTTTGTAATAGATACATCATAAAGAGTTGCATTGTTTACAGGATCAATAGTCCAAGAAAAAGTCTGATTTGAAGCTTCATCAAATGCTTGAGTAATAATTAAACTAGTATTGTTAAATCCAGCCCATTCTCCTCCTCCTTGTTGCCCCCAATCAACATCTAAAGGATATGATGTTAGCTGGCTTAAAGTATCTACATCTCCAGATTTTCTATGCAACCACATAAATAAATTAGAATATGCTTTATTTGAAAAATTAAAAAAATCATTAGAAAAAACTATATTAGAATTATAATCATTTGCTATTGTGTATGTGTTTTCAATAGCTTTAATTATTTCGTTTATTCTAATTGCATATTTTAAATCGCTATATAATACCCCGTGATCATTTGTTCCACCTCCTGTGTGATAATATAAATTTCCATCTCCATTGGTGTGATCAACAGAATCATAAAATAATCTTTTTGTATGAGTTATTAAAGGAGCTACAATACTGTTTTGCTCTGTATTAACTGTATTTAATTGCATTTTATAATATATACTATCAACATCATAAAAAGGGCTTATTCTTATTATATATCCTTGACCTGATGCTGTGAATATATCATCTTTTAAAGTTAATGTATCATTATTATCTACTAGAGTTATTATTGTTTCTACATTAGTTGTAGTATTTGTTACCCTATCTCCAGGAGAAACTAAAGTTGTAAAAGTTTGAGTAGAATCTATCAATTCTGAATCATTATAATCAGTTGTAGTTCCAGATGTTTTATCTGCAAAGGATAAGTCATTTAATTTATCTTCTCCTAATACATCATTTAAAGTTACAGTATCTCCATAAAAAACAACTTTGTAAGAATATGCTTTATTATCTCGCATTGGAACAGAATTCAGTTTTACTTTTCCAATTTTAAAATCAACACCATTTAATTTTAATATAGCAGATACTCTAATTCTTGCATCAAATCCTCCAGTAATATCATAATTATAATAATGTTTGAATATCTTATTATTAGTTGAAGAAGCTGGTAAACTAAATTGTTGGCTAAAGGCTGTAAAAACTTTAGCAATATCTTTAGCATTTACTATTGTATCTGTGATTGTAACACTTTCATCTTTAAATAAATCAACTCTAGTATTACTTATATATAATTCTACTACTTGCATCTATCTTATATTGTTTATTGTATCAAAAGCAAAACTAAAATCTATAGTATAATTGATTAAACTATCTGTAACGCTTGTTTCATAGTTTATATTTTTATTTTCTATGTTTACTCCTAATGTTTTCTCTTTATATTCTATCCATACTTTTTCGCTTAAAAATAATTGCTTAAATACTTCATTATTGTTTTCAGGATAATAACCACTATTGAGAGTTAATGTTTGATTTCCATTTTTAGTTAGCAACTTAATTTGAGGATCATACGTTTGATATGTTCCATTAGTTAAAATATTGGATTTATATTTTTCTTCATTTGTATTCATTGCAAGTTTAGAATTCTTAAACATCCATATGTCTTGATATGCTCCAAACTTATTTATAAATGTTAGCTTGTAAGGAGTGTATTTGCATTCATCTATATTATCTATTTTAATTACAGTCAATCCTTCAACTCCGCTAACATAAACTTCATCAACTGGAAATAACTCAAAATCATCTTCAAATTGATCAATACAAGCATTATTTTCAAATGTACCTCCATCTAGTTCTACTCTTTCTTCAAAGCTATCTGCTCCATTAACTCCATTACTTACATAAACAATCTGATCTTGTATTTTAAGATTAGTATCTTGAACCCATGAATATACTTGTTGCCCTTGATATAGAAATACAACAGAATTAGTGTTTTCATTATCTACTGGTATTCTTATAGGAGCATCATGTAGCTTTAATATTGTTTTATTTGATTGTAAATAACCTTGCAATAATTGAGGATTAACTCCATCTTCAAAATAACCATAACCATAAAAGGCTCTATTTCCTAAAGATAGAGATTGCGTATTACCTCCTGTTATAACTGATGTAATTTGATAATCAACATACATTGTAGTATAATCATCCGTAGCATCTAACTTATTTGGATATACTCCATTGAATGCTGCTGGGATATAGTCCTTTATTAACTCTGATATTTCAAAATTAACTTTATTATTTAT